ACAAGTAGTAGGCCGACAGGCTGACAGTCTTATTGAACATCAAAAAGGTATGGATGTAGAACCAGTAATGAGTCCCGAAATAAAAAATCCAACCCAACTAATAACTGAAAAGCCAAAGAAGAAAATAATAATTCGTAGAAAAATTAAAAAGACTTTTTTGAAATACGGTACTTCAGAAGGAGCAGTAAGAGCTTGGGACAGTAGAGGTAGAGGACAAAAAGAGGATGACACTCCTAAAGTTAAAACGAGTTTTAAAGAATTAAAAGAAGAATATAATTCTCAATCAAACCCAACTCCTTTCGTAAAGAATAATATTATTTTAACAGCCTATAGAGTAGGAGAAGTGAAAGATTCTTTTAATAGAGGTATTTTCTTTTCTTCTGATAAAGAGGGAGCACAATCTTATGCTGCTCTACATCCGGGACAATCTGTTGAGGAATATAATATAGATCTTTCTTCAGCGTTAATAGCAGGACATCAAAATTCAGTAAGTAAAATGTTTTTTAATAGAAGTTACGGGGACATGATTGATAGTTTTGGAGGAGGACCAGAGGCTGCAAGAAAATTAGATAGAAAAATTAAAAAAGAACTCGAAAAACGAAAATTAAGTGGATTGATATATACATCTCCTGCTCCACCAGCAGATATGGAATGTATGATAGTAGATCCAGATAGTGCAAAGAAAATAATATCTCTAAGTAGTCAAAAGACAAATTCAGATATAAAGAAAATTAGAATAGTAATCCGAAGAAGAAAGAATAAGTAAACTTATTAGGATATCTATATGTTTTTATCTATGGAGACAACTATATGACTCAAATATTCAATTATTCAGGTTTAGAGTTTAGATTTATTACTCAGGATATATCCAAATCTACAAAAACTGATGAATGGGTTATAAGAGGATATGCCGCTACCAACGATTTAGACAGACAGGGAGATGTAATATCTCTTTCAGCAATGCAATCAGCAGCAGAAGATTTAAAAGCTAATTCTGCTGTTTTTTATGAACACAAACACGACCAGCCTCCAATAGGTAAAGTTTTAAATGCTGGAGTAGATGATAATGGTCTTTGGGTTGAAGTAATGGTTAGTAAAACCAAACCAGACATTTGGCAATTAATACAAGAAGGTATTTTAAGTAAGTTTTCAATAGGAGGTAAAGTTAAGACCTCTAAAAAAGAATTTGATAAACAGACAGGCAAAGAATTCAATCTTATAACCAATATGGATTTATTTGAAGTATCAATAGTAGGTATGCCAGCAAATCCACAAGCAACATTTTCTACATCAAAATCAATTATGCAAAGTATACAAAAAGCTTATGAACGTAAAGAAAAATTACAAAAAATTGTTGGAGGAGGTGAGAACCAAATGGCAGAAGTAAAACAAGAAAATCCAACCGAACAGAAGGTTGAAAAGTCAACCAAACCTGTAGTGGAGAAATCAGAAACAGAAGTAAAAGCAGATTTGTCAAAGGAAGAGATTAAGGATTTAATTGAAAAGAAAGATAAATTTCCAGAGGGAGCATTAGTAGGTGATTTTTATTATGATAAAGAAGGAAAGAAATCAGCTAAAAAAGCAATTGAAGTAGTACCACCTGTAGATGGAGCACAAGGAACTCAAGGTGATCAGACAGATGATTTTTATTATGCAGATGTGAGTAAGGAGATAGAAGAGATTAAAACATCTCTAGCAGCCGTATTAGCAATTGTAACAGATATGCAATCTAAAATGACTGTAGGTAAATCTGAAGAAAAATCATTAGATTTAACAGGTTTAGAAGAGGTGGTTAAGAAATCAGTTGACTTATCTAATATGCTAACAAAAGTAGAAGCAGAAGAAATATTTAAGAAAACAAGTTTTGACGAATCCAAAGTTGAAACCTTAATTCGTAAATGTTTAGATGAGAAGTTAGGTAAAATTAGATTAGTGCCATCAAGAAAAGGTACTCTTATAAAAATGGATTTAGATACAAAAGACAATGAAGAGGATAGTGAAAATTTAAGTGTATTATGTGACGCGAAGAAATTTGATGCATTATCAGATGTGTCAAAGAAAGAAGTAATTCGAAAAGGTTTATTGTCAGTGATAACAAATAAGTAAAATAAAGGAGAATAAATATGGCAGACGTAATCGTAACAGGTACACCAGCAGCACAGAAAGCAAGATTAGATATTCTATTGGGAGCATTAGCTGTTTATGCTAATAACGCAGCCGCAAAAGTAGGTGGATTAACTACAGGAGATTTTTATCGTACTGGAGCAGATCCGGATGTAGTTTGTGTAGTTCACGCTTAATTATAGATATAGTAAAAAACCCATAGGTGTAAAGTAAATTAAAATTTTTAGAAAAGGAGGACATTACAATGTCAGATATTAGAAAAGCATTAAGTACAGCAGGTGATTTTAAGATTGATGATCCAAGTGGTGCAGGGTATTTACCTAAGCCATTAGCAGATGAGATAGTTCGCTATATTAGCGAGATTAACTATTGTCGTCAAATGTTTAGAACAATTATAATGAGCAAGAAGACTTTGGATATTCCAGTATTAACTTCTGGAAGAGATACTCCTGGTAAGGGTGTTTATTTTGTTCCTACTCAGGTAGATGTTTCTGGAAAGACTAATCAGGTTGGTCCTAGACTTCACGCAGTTAGATTGGAAGCTAAAAAGTTGATGGCTTATGCTAACGTTGATAATGATGATATTGAAGACGCTGCAGTTGATGTAGTGGATCTGTTGCTTGAATCTTTTGGCGAAGCTTTTGCGGAAGCAGAAGAGTTAGCTATGCTTTCAGGTAACCCGGGCGAAGCAGCTTTGGATGCAGACAGTCCAAGGTCTATGTTTAAAGGTTTGATTCGTTGGGCCAATGATGCTACATTAATTCAGGACGGAACTATTTCTGAGACTGATGGAATGATTAAAGGTATTGAAGAGACTATTTCTCAAGCTATTAAGAAATTAGGAAAGTATGGTAGAAATAGAAAGAATTTAATTCTTTTTATTGATACGACTATAGCAGAAGAATTACGCAGAAGCCGTAGGATAGTTTTAGAGAAGAGTAATGACAGCGTTGTTAATCAGACAGCAGCAGTAGTAGAACCAGGTGCATCAAATAGAATTTATGGAATTGATACTTATGAATCCTCATATTTAGAGTATAATATAGCAGCTATGAAGGGAACTTTAGGCACCGGCCTATTACTTCCTAAGGATGAAGCTCTGGTAGGAGATCGTAGGAAAATCAAAATAGTAAAGAAAGAGCTTGAGGAACATGACAAGATTCGTTTCGTTATAAGTGAGAGGATAGACTTTACAGTCCGTCATCAGGCTTATAATGGAGGAGTTGCTGGTGCTTCTGAAGCAGTTTGTGCAATTCACTTTAATAACTAATCTTTAAGTAGGTTGGCTGTTGAGAGAAAATAAAGGGAGTAAGGACTTTAAACATTCTTACTCCCTTTTTTATTGGTAAAGTTTACAAACTAAAAATATTTTATTTAAGTAAAGATATAACTTTTATCTTTGTTTTTATATTTGAAGGGAAGTACCAAAAACCAGTTATAGAGGAGAAATAATTATGTATTCCTATACTAGCAAGACTAAAGTAGCATATCTTTTAGATATAGACGAAGCAGTTATTCAGGATGAATGGATGGAGTGGGCTGAGGCCGAGTTGGAAGAGAAAACTCAAAAATCATTTAAAGAAATAACTGTTACAAACAAACGTTATGATGGTTCAGGTAGTGATGAACTTATTCTAGATGAATATCCTATAACATCAATTACTAAAATTGAATATCTTTACCAATATCAACCTACAGAAGTATGGTTAGAATTAGCTTCCACTTATTATAGACTTTATACAAGAACAGGTATTGTAAAAATGACTCCTGACTTATCAGGATTAACTGATATATCTGAATTTGAAGAAGGTGTACAGAATATAAGGATGACATATAAGTATGGTTATACAGCAATTCCAAAACTAGTAGAACTTTTAGCAACATTATTAACAGCTCAAAAATATCAGATTTATCTTGACCAAACAGACGGTGTTATTTCAAGCGAAAAAATTGGCGACTATTCAGTTTCTTATGCTACAGGAAATGCAGAAGTTAAGATATCAGACTTAATTGAAAATATAGTAAATCAAATTAAGAAAACCACATTTGAATGTAGGGCATTATAATGGGAATCGAAGATTATTTAACGGACGACGAAAGAGTATATAGAAGAACAGCTGGAACTAAAAACGAATACGGTGAAGCTTCTGATACTTGGGCTTTGATAACAACTATCAAAGGAACTATTCAACCTAAATCAGGAAACACCTCAAGAGTTGAATCCGGAATATTGGAAACGTCAACTCATAGATTATATTGTCTAGTCACGGCGAATATTCACAACGGAGACAAAATAAAAGATCCGAATGATGTAATGTATGATGTATTATTTGTAAAAGATGCTTCTAATAGAGGACATCATTACGAAGTAGATTTAAGACAAATAGAGTAAATATATGGCACAAACAATTACTATTGAAGCTCCAAACTTAGATGCACTGAAAGCAGATTTTGAAAAAGCAGGTAAAGAAGCTCCTTCAAGACTTAAGTTTGGCCTTACCCAATTTTTATCAATGGTAGCGGATGTAGCAAGAACTTCTTGTCCTGTTAAGACAGGTCATTTACAATCTAGTATTACACACGAAATAACAAAAGCAACTAATACAGAAGTAGAGGGTAGAGTAGGATCTAACGTTGAGTACGCTCCATATGTGGAACTTGGAACAGGAATCTACGGCCCTAATAAAACTCCAATACGACCAAAAACTAAAAAAGTTTTAGCTTGGGTTTCAAGGGGACCTAGACCCACAACTCCAGCTGGATGGAAGCAAGCAAGTGCTGAAGGACGCGCAGTATTCGCGAAGGAAACCCGGGGCCAAAAACCTAAACCTTTCCTCCTACCAGCATTTATTAATAATCTTGGCAAACTTGTTGAAGTACTAAAAAAGGCATTATCATAAATGTTATACGACATTCTTAAAAAAATTAGAACCACGCTCCTAAACGATGCTACAATTGCATCCCATGTAGGTACAAATATAGCAGTCCAAGAAATGCCTTATCCAAGAGTGAATAAGCAAATTACTTTAAGAAAGAGTGATGGAAAATCAGATTCAATAATCACAATTGTAAATCCAACAGTTTTTATAACGGTATGGATAAAGCAAAAAGAAGTTACCGAACCCTATAAAACTTGTAGAGAGATTTGCGATAAAGTTATTGATTTATTAAATAGAAAAGGAAATAGTCTAAATGAGAGTGATTTAAAAGTAGATCAAATGGTCAAGACTGACTGCTCTCTTAGATATGACGAATCCGAAGAATATTGGGTAGGAGTAATTATTTTTGATTGTTTTACAAATGAATCTTAAGGAGGATTAAAATGAGTGTAAGAACTTACGTTAGTGCAAAAGTACAACAGGCTCAAACAGTAACAGCTTTAAAAAAAGCAGTGTTATTAGAGGCAACAGTAACTACAGGAGATACTATACCAGTATCAGAACTAGCTAGTATAGACTCAGTTGCTTGTTATAATGCTACATCAGGTTTAGCAATTACAGCAACAGAATTAACCAATGTGGTCACCATAACAGAAGTTGGTTTGGTTGATGCCAAAATTTTTGTATTAGTAGTTGGAGCATAATTTTAAAAGTAAATTAAAAATGGAGGTTTAAAATGGATTATAAGTTTAGTGTAGGAAAGATTAAGATTGGGGGCGGAACAGCAATTGCAACTTGTACAGGTATTACTTTAAGAATTGATGGTGGCCCGGTAGAATTTAGAGCAGGTGATTATAGATTACCTATGTGGATTGAATTAGGAGCAAAAGCAGTAGAACTTAATGTAGAATCTGCTAAGTTTGATGTAGATCCAGCAGAGTTAAATAACGCTTACGTTACAGTAGAATTACAGACAGGAGCCGAAGGTGGTGGCTTGTCAGGTTCTTTAACTAACTGTAAAGTAATCTCTTATGAAGTTAGACAGTCTCAAGATGCTTACGTAGTTTCAACAATGGTAATTAGAAGAGCAGCTAATCCAGCTTAATAGAAAAAATTGAGGGAAGAGAAATGGATGTGTGTTCACTGGGTTATCACACAATAAAAAAATATACCAACTTCTTTTCCCTCTCCATAAAACCCAAGGAGAAAAGCTATGGAAGACAGAGTTACACAAAAGATTAAAACCATTATATTAGCAGATAGTAAGGAGTATAATATTAAACCACTCTCATTACTAGAAATTAAGAATATCATTCCAGACTTAAAAAAGTTAGATGAATTAAAAACTCAAGATGTAATTAGTGAATTATTTTTAGACCAAATGGCAAAAATAATGTTAGCAATTCTTAAAAGATCTGACCAAACCCTCACAATTGAAAAAGTTTATGAGATTGTAGAAATAGATAAAGTATATGAAATTATCTTTATGGCTATGGGAAGAAAATTTTAATGGATATTAATTGGTTTGAAGTAATAGATATTTTGGCTCACGAGTATAGTTGGAGTATAAATTATATTCAAACCCTATCATATGAAGAAATAGACTCTCTTATTAAAAAAATCAATGATAGAAAAATATTAGAATGGAATGTAGAATGTTATATTATGAATTGTGCTTTTAACGGAAAGAAACCTAAGTTTAAATCTGACGAAGAAGAAACTAAAGAAATGAGTCCAGACGCTTTTAAAAAGATAATAGAATCCTTGGGTGGACAGGTAACTAAATTATGACCCTAAAAGAACTAGCAGTAGTAATAAGATTAGATGCAGCTCAATTTCAATCTGGAATTAAAGAGGCAGCTAATTCTATTGATCAGTTTGGACATTCAGTAAATAAATCTAAAGATGCCAGTTCTATATTAGCAAACTCAATGAGGGCATTAGGAGGAGATGTCTCAGCTGGATTTACAGCCGCTATGGGAATTACTGCAAATGTAGTTTCTGTCTCATTTGATATAATTAAAAAAGCAACATTAGGATTAGCTACATTATTAACTGGTAGTACTATTGAAGCTTCTCGATTTACAGATGCAATAGATGGTGCTTGGAGACAAGCTTCCAACGGAGCAAACTCAGCAGGAAGAGAATATGAAAAATTTGCTCAGACAGCCATAAATATAGGTAAAGATTCTGAATTCAGTGCAATTGCCATAGCAAAAGCTATGAATTTAATAGCTGATAATGCTAGAGATGTATCCCAAACCGAAGAAGAAGTAGCTTGGGCAGCTAAACTAGCATCTGCAACCAATAATGATTTGGCAGTTACCTCAAACTTAGTTTCTAAAGGAATGATGATATTTGGTGAGAAAGGAATGCAAGCTTCTCAAATATCTAATTATTTAGCTACCATGGTTGATAGAGGAGCAGTCAGTTTAAATGATATGGGAATGGCTTTTAGAACTTTAATGCCTATGGCTTCTGCTATGGGTTGGGAATTTAAAGATGTAGGAGCTGTATTAGGTGTTTTATCCACAAAAGGTATTGAAGGATTTAGAGCAATTTTTGCATTACAAAGCATATTAGATTCAGCGTTAGATCCCACCAAAGGTTTAGGAAAAGAATTAGCTGCCGTTGGTGTTCAAGTAGTAGATACATCTGGCAAGGTAATGCCTTTAATTGAAATAATAGAGCAAATGAAAAATTTGGGTTGGTCAACTCAAGAAATTTATAAACGTTTTGGAACCCAAATGGGAACAGTCTTTTCTACTATGATGCAAGCTGGTCCGCAAGCCTTCAAAGAATTTGGAAGGGCTATGGAATTATCTTCAGTAAGTAGTCAGACTTATATAGATGAACAAGAAGAGATGTTACGCAAGAAATTACCATACGCTTTAAAAGAACTTCAATCAGCGGCTGATACATCATTAGTACAAATTGGGGGTTCATTCGCAAAAGAATTAACACCTGTTTTACAGTTATTTAAAGATTGGGTAAATCAGATAGGAGATGCAGTACAAAATTCAGAACTGCTTCCAGGAATAATTAATCTCTTAACTGAATCACTTGCCCCGGCTAAAGAAGGAATTACAAATATGGTAAAAGCTTTAGGGGAATGGATGAAGAATGTAAAATCGGAGGATATACAAAAATCCTTTTCAGGTATGGCTACTTATATTACAACAGCAGCAGAAGCAGTAAAAGTTTTAGCAGATAACTTAAGTACTGTAGTTGGATTTTTAGCTACTATAGCAGAACACGCGCCTATAGTTGGTGGATTTATGGCAGGATCTAAATTTGGTCCAGCAGGAGCAGCTATTGGAGCAGGAGCAGGAGCTCTTGCAGAAAATTCTCTTAGATTATTGGGTCCGGAACATAAAAAAATGGTAGAAAAAGGACCAGAATATCAAATGGCTTTCGACCAGGCATTAGCTGGACAAGGCTATGGACAATCTAGTGCTTGGGATTTATTTAAAACACAGTTTGCAGAAAAGAAAAATGAGACTCCAACACCTAAATATGTAGAACCAGCACTAGAATCTTTTTCCAGAGATTTACAAAGTAGCTTATCCAGACAATTAGAAACACAAGGAAAGTTAACTGACGTAGTTTTAGTTTATGCAGAACAATCAGCTACATTATCTGCTAACTCTGCAGAAGAATTGAGAGAGAAATTAAATGGCATAATTAAGACTTGGAAATCTAATATGGATAAACCAAAGAGTACGGAGAGCATACATTAAGGAGATATAATGGCAAATCCAAATTTACAAATGTTTAGAAGTGATATTCCTACAGAAGAAATAGGTATTGAATCCAACCCACTCAACTTTGGATTTTGTCCTGCAGGAGTAAACACTCTTTTACCTTATGACATAATATTGTGGAATGATAAAGGAGAGGTGTTGGGAAGCGAAGATGCTAAAGAAATTTATGTGGAACTTCTTAGAATGACCGTATATGAATCACATATTAGTTCAGGTGGTTCAAGTCAAACTTTTACTGTTCCTTATATTCCTGTTGTAAATGATGATGACTTAATAGAGATAACAGTTGATGGAATTAAGTGGGCAAGAGTTGGTTCCTTAATAGGACAAAATCAAAATGAGGTTTATACTTTTGATTGTGTAACTGGAATATTATTATTTGGTGATAATATAAATGGAAAAATTCCTCCAATAGGATTAACAATAGGAATTTCTTATACACCAGATAAAAATATTTTTAGTAAAACAGTATATTCTGATCAATGGATATCAATCAGATCATTGGGAATAGTAGAAAATGAATTAACAGTACCAATAGAATTAAGCACAAAAATAGATGATGATACTATTGAAGTTATACATTTTCCCTATTTAAGTGATGTAGTAGGAGTTTGGGATAATGTAGGTAAAACAGGAACTAATTACTATACAGGAGGTTCTTTTGATAGTAATACAGGAAGAATAACTTTGGGAACATCATTAACAACACCTAATCCTTACGTAGAGTATAAATATAAAATTAAAGATGATAATGAAAGTTCATTTACAGCATTGGGAGATGAAGAACAACTAGGACCTTTATATCGTATACCAAAAAATAATGCAAAGAAAATTCAATTAATGGTAAGTGTTCCTTCTACAGCAAGTTCTGAAGGAGGAGCATATATACAAGCGTATTTAAGATTTTATTACAACTTTTAAGGAGGTGATTGATTATGGCAGCAGTTTATGAGTGGTCAGAGACAAATGGAGCAGGAGCAGTAGTAACGGATGGCATAGCTAATTTGAATATGGGAAATATTGATCAGACAGCATTAACTCCAGCAACCTATCCTGTAGTAGCTGGTGAAAATGCATATGAAAAGTATATTAGAGCTAAATTTAGTAGTACATTTACTGAAATCTCTAATATGAAGTTTTGGAAGTCTGTAGGAGCATATTTAACAGGTGAAGATGTTAAAGCAGCAGCAAATGTAGCTTACACACAGCCAGTAAAAACTACTTCAGCAGTGGCTACAGTTACTATTCCAGTAACAGAAGGAACAGCATTAGCAGTTCAATCAGCAGCGGGTACAACTACAATTACAGCACCAGGATATACAA